ACTTTAGTTGTACCTGAGTTACTATAAAAATCAGTACCATTTATATATGCGTCTCTAGATGTTGGTGTTTCACAACATAAATCTTTTGCCGTATTACTTCTATATAATAAAATTTTAACACAAGTTTCTTCTACAGATGGTGTTGGTTCAGTTGTATCATCTTGACAAGCACCTGAAATTGTTGGCAAACCTGCTAAACTTGCTCTATAAGCACCAATCATTATTGTATAACATTCAGCTGCACTTGATGAAGTTGAAATATAAACATTATCTGTTCGAGAATCACTTGTATATGGAACATATTGTTTTGATGAATCTAATTGTTTTCTTAACTCCCAAGCATTCCAAGTGTATTGTGTTCTTGTCGTTCCAACTCCCTCACCTGTGCTGTTTTTTGCAAATGGTGTAATATAATATGCAATTCCTGCAGTTAAAGTTAAATTAAAAGGAGCGCCTGATGTGTCTGTAACAAAACCAAAAGCAGTAGATAAATTTTGACCTGTCGCTACAACATACCTAACATTTGGACTTTGATTATAAGCGTTTGCATTGGTACCAAAATAAAAACCATATTCAGTTACATTACTTGTTCCTACATTATCTACTTGACCTGCACAAGGAATTGAAGTATTTGTTACATTGTAACCGTTTGGTTGTATTGATGTTAATGTAGGTGATATTGGGTCTGGTTCAGGTTCAGGTGTTACACCACCAGGTACATATTCTATAACTCCACCTGTTCCTTCTGTTGTTGCGTTATTTTTAGCATAAGCCATTATGTAATACGTTTCGCCAGTTGTTAAAGATGTTTGTGTTGAAGTAAAAGTTGTTGACGAATCGGTTGAAACTATTTTAGGGTTTGCTAATATAATTGGATTAGTACCAAAATAAAATCCTCTTTCTATAATTGTTAAACCTCTATCACTAATAATTAAACCACGTAAAATTCCACTCGTGGATGTTGGTGTACCAATTGAAAGTGTTGTGACTGTTGGATTAAATACTGTGTCATCTTGACTTTCACCAGTAGAATCTCCTGAAGCATCTTCAGTACTTGTTAAAGTACCTGAAATTGCTGAATCATAATAATTACTATTTGAAACAATATACCAACTTGCATTAGCCTGATATATTCTTGAATTTGTTAATCTTAATATGTTTTCTAAAACTACTTTAGATGATAATTTTGAAAAGTTTTCTTGCAGAGCAAACTCATTAATTAATATATCTTGAAATAAATTATTATTTTCAGTTTCAACACTACCTGTAGATGGGTTTACTTTTCTAATATTATTTTGAATATATATATCAAAATTAAGACCTGTAAATGCTAATATTTTATGTATATAATAAAAAGCAGAATCTAATAAAGTTTGTTCACCTGCTGCAGTTTTAATTGAACCATCTGCATTTGTATTTATATTTCCATCAGGTATTAAAAATGAATCAAGAGTTCCTAAATTATCAATTGCTCGTAAACTTATATCATAAGGCTTTGCTTGTATTACTTCTGTAAAAGTATCTGCAACTAAAAACCCTTCCCAATAAACTTGAAAGACTGTTCCTACTGCCCAATTATAATCTGTTGCTTCCCAATTTGTGTCTGCAAGTTGCCAAAGTGGTGAATTAATATCTGCTGCTTCATCTTCAACGCCAATATTAACTCTAATTTTATATTCTCTTTCATCAAAATTTATAAATTCATCATACGAAATTGTGTCGGTAGTTTTAATATTTAAAACACAAGAAGAACCAATAATTGGATTATAAAAATCATCATCATTGGTATATTTAATAATAACAGGGTTATCAGTACCAACAATTGAATTTACATCACCAACGTAATCTTTTTTAAGAATCTGTACACTTCTTTGATTTCCTTTTACATCAGAGAAATTAAGTTCATATTTAACTCCGTAAGCCATTATTTAAATCTGTTTCGGTTTCTTTCTGCTCTTTGTAATGCTACAACTAAATCTTGTCCTCTTACTACAAACTCACCCGATAAGTTTTGAGAACCATTTGAACTTATCATACTTTTTAATTTATCTAAAGGTGCTACAACTTCAGGATTGTGTCTTGCACCTGAATATTCTCCTAATAATCCTACTGTTGGGCCGCTTATAATACCACCTTTAGCAAATGCACCATCTAATGGCACACCCTCATTTTGTAATCTTGTAGACAGTCCTTTCATAGCTGCACCTATTGCAATTAATGCAAAACCTGCTGCCATCCCTAAACCAGGAATTAACATTTCAGTTACTGCTTTATTTGCTAGTATAACCATTGTACCAATTTGCATTGCTAAATCACCTAAAATACCTAATACACCTGCAGCAAATTTTTCAGCCGAAACATTACCGCCTGCAAAAAGAGTAGATAATGAATTACCTATTTGGCTTATAATATTACCCATTGCATTATTAATTATATCGCCTTGTTTTTTTGCTATTTCTGCTGCTTTAGCTTGTTGTTCTTCTAGATGTGTCATTACCGCACCCATTGATGATGCTATAAAATGACTTAATGTACCAAAGCCCCCACCTATTTTGCCTAATACTTTTGGAATTGTTTTTTCAACAGATTTAGTTAATGATTCATCTATGCCTTTACCGATTTGTCCACCTATTCCAACACCTACTTGTTTAAATCCATCCATTAAACTACCAACTGCAGACGATATTTTTTCTAAAATACTTTCACCTAATGGGTCTAATGCTTCAATCATTGAGTCAAACTTATCATCTACACCCTGTAATAAAATATCCATATCGGCTAAAACTTCATTAATATTTTCGCCTTTAAATAGTGCTCTAATTGCTTTACCAATTGTGCCTAAACGAACAACTGCTTTTGATGCAAATTTTGCAATTTGTAAACCAACCATTTTTATATTAGTTTGTACGTGTTCGAAAGCTAATATTAACGCAATAACTGCTGCTGAAACTAAAACAACAGGTGCTGCTAATAAAGAAAATGCTGATGCTAAACCTGAAATAATTAATATAAGAGGGCCAAGTGCTGCAGTAAATGCGACTAATCTTAAAATAGTATTTTGTGTTGAAGTATCTAAATTGTTGAACTTGTTTATTAATGTAGTTAAAAATCCTGCAAATTTTTGTATAAAAGGTAAAATTGTAATCGCTAAAGTTTTACCTAATTCTGTAAAAGAAGTTCTAACTGCTTCTAAAGATTTTTTAAATTGATGACTTAACTCATCTTCTAATTCTGTAACTGCAGTATTTAATGTTCCAGTTGTATTTGTTAATCTTTGAAATATTTGTTCAGTAGTGCCTAGATTTTTACCTGTTAAATCTAAAACACCTCTTAGTGACCTCATACTACCAAACACCGCATTTGTTGCTTCGACATTACCTTCAAATTCAGTTGCAAGCATTGTTAAAACGTGAATTAATCCATCTTCATCAAGTGATTTACGGAGGTCATCTGATGTTATGCCAATTTTTGCTAATTCATCTTTTGCTTGTTTAACAGGTGATAAAATATTTGATAAAATAGTGTTTAATGATGTTGATGCCATTGCTGCATCAGTTCCTGTTCTTGACATCGCTGCCATTGCTGCACCAACTTCGTGAAATTCCACACCTAAAGCAGATGCAGTAGGAAGAACTTTACCCATTGATTGTGCTAATGCATCTGCTTCTAATTTACCTTCACGAACTGCAGCAGTCAAAATATCTGTTGCACTTTCAGCACTAAGGTTTTCTTGACCATAAGCATTTACTGCACTCGTAACTGCATCTGCTACTGTCTTAACTTCACCCAATCCAATTGCACTTGCTTTGGCAGACATTTCTAAAACTTTCATAGCATCAGCACCTCGTAAACCTGCTGAAGTAATAAAGAATAATGCATCTGCAGCATCATTTGCATTAACACCTGTATCAACTGCTAACCTTTTAACCGCACCACCCATTGCATCTACTTCATCACTCGCTATACCTACTAATGTTTTTATTTTGGTCATTGACTTGTCAAAGTCTAATGCCATTTTTATAGATGCACCACCAATTAATGCTAATGGTAGTGTTAAACTCGTAGTTAATGAACTTCCTAATGCTTTTGCTTTAGCTGAAAATTGTCGTAATCTTGCAGATGCACCAGTTAACGCAGTATTTAGTGATGTTGCGTTACCTATTAAATTGACTTTTAAGGGGAAATTTGATTCTGCCATAGTACAAAAATAACTATTTTTTATTCAACTTACTATTAACTAGTTTGGCATAACTTTCAAATTCTTCTTTCGTTGTTTTTGGTTTTAATTTTTTGACTTTATCTTGAGGCAGCTGTATAAGGTTCTCAGGCTTCACCATTTGGCTTTTCTTTGAGCAATTGACATTATGTATCATTGAAGCAACAAAACGCGTGTGTTCCCACTCTAAATTGTTTTTAATAAAAAATGATTCAGAAACAAGGATATTTTCTTTAAAAGTATTACCCCAAAATTCATTTGGATTCACACCTACATAACCAATATAAAAATCAGTTATATCATCCCAAGAAAGTTTATCTGCTATTTTTTTTTTGAATCTTTAGGATTTCTTTCTAAACCTCCGTTTAAAGAATTACCTAATATTTTAGATTCGGTCATTGCAACAACGATTTTTTCGATTTCTGCTGTTTCAATATCCTCCAACCAATTACCAATATCAAACTCATCATAATCTATTTCTTTTTTATTCTCTTGGTCATAAGCTAATAGGCCACTATAAATTAACGTTCGTAAACCTTTTATTGAAATGCCATCAGAAAAAACATCTCCAATTTCAGCTAATGATATATTAAGCAAATCTGTAAAATTTGCCCAAAAGTTCATACTAAAATGAAGTGTTCTTTTTTTACCACCAATTTCTAGTGTGTAATATCCTCTTTGTTTTGTCATTTAAAATTATTTACAATAACAAATATAGCAATTACACATAATAAATCAAATATTTAATGTTATATGTTAATTAACACTTGTTACAATAGCGCCTGTAACTGTTATCGTTCCACTATAAGTGACAGCTTCTTCCATTGCACCACTTATTTCAGCTGAAGATATATATCCCTCACCTGTGTATACTGTATCGCCTGTAGCTGCAGTTCCAAATGAGAAATCCACTTTAGTTCTAGCTAATAAATATCCTGCTAATTCATCACCGCCTGCAGTATCAGTATAATCGACTAAACCATCAAAAGATATTTCTGCACTTCTAACTGCAGGAATAACTTCAGAATATCCTGAAGAATCTTTTGTAGTGGCATCTGCCATATCGTTTGTAAAAGATACAGAACACGAAGTAGTGTGTCCTATTGTTGCTAATGTTCCACCATCAGTAATTACTTTTAATAATAAATTTGTCCCGTTGAATATCGTACTTGCCATAGCTTATAATTTTTATACTACAAATATAATTAAATTTTAAACAATAGTTTTTGTATTATTTTATTCCACCATTTTTTAAATTTATTCTTTTGTTTTTGTAACCAGTCTGCTATTAATCTTAATAATTTTATCATTTTATTTTATTTTTTTTTATCGAATTTATCTAAAAGTTGTATTATCTTAATTACTGTATAAACCAATGTAGCTACTATTAATAATGCTTGTAATACTTCATTTAATTGTGTCATAGATATTATATAAACTACTATTCCTATTATTGTTGGTTTAAAGCTAATGTAAGTCATATCATTAATTTATTTTAATTGCCATATATATATAAGTTGAACCACTTGCATTTCTGTCAGCATCACTATCTTCCATTTTAAAACCATTAGATTCAAAAGATAATCTTAAACCAGTAAATTCTGAATCACTTGTATTTGCCCTCAA